AACCAACTGTTGATGAACAGGGTAATGGTTACGCCGTGATTCGTTTTCTTCCTGCTACGGAAGGTCAAGATCTTCCGTGGGTACGTTACTGGGACCACGCATTCAAAGGCCCAACCGGACAGTGGTACATCGAGCGTTCACTAACGACTCTAGGTCAGAACGATCCATTAGGTGAGTTGAACTCACGTCTATGGAACTCCGGTATCGAAGAGGATAAGGAAACTGCACGTCGACAGAAGCGTCGTCTACACTACGTTACTAACATCCAAGTTATTAATGATCCTTCTAACCCTGCCAACAACGGCAAGACTTTCATCTATGAGTTTGGTAAGAAGATCTTTGATAAGATTATGGATCAGATGCAACCAGAATTTCCTGGCGAAGAACCAGTAAACCCATTCGACTTTTGGGCTGGCGCTGACTTCGAACTGAAGATCCGTAATGTTGCGGGATATCGTAACTATGATAAGTCAGACTTCAAGTCTCCTTCTGCATACCTAGGTTCAGATGAGACTAAACTTGAAGCGGTGTATAACACACTATATGACTTAAACGAGTTTGTAGTACCGGACTATCCGAATGCACACGACGCCAAGTGGTTCAAGACTTATGATGAGTTGAAGAACAAGTTGGAGACCGTACTAGGTCTTGCAACTGGTGTTGGTGCAACTATCAAGAACGAGGCACTTGCGCAGACTGCTGAAGCGGCACCTATGCGTGAGGCGTCAGAACCGACTGTGGTATCTTCTCCTGCTGTTGAGGCTGCACCTTTGGTTGCAGCGGAAGCGGACGATACACTGTCTTACTTTGCGCAGATGGCTGCGGAGGACTAAAAATGGATACTAATATGATTATTCTAATCCTAGCGGGATTAGTCGCATTTGGTCTGATCTACCGATCAGTATCAAGTAAACCGGAAAAGACAACGGGTGGGGGTACTTCCCCTACCACTCCGACTCAACCAGATCAGTCTGAGTTGATGTCCTTAACAAAGGCTCAATTGGTTGAAAGGGCTAGTGATCTTGGAGTGTCTGTACCTAAATCTGCCAACAAGGCAAGGATCGTACAAACGATTATTAATATGTCCAATCCAAACTAATTGATTGTTTGGTAGTATTTGGGAGTCTTCGGACTCCCTTTTTTTTATCTACCAAATGCTAAAATGTTTGGATCTGCACCGTCAGTTGAAGTGACTCCGGTATGTACATGAGTTTCACCCCCGCCTCCACCTGAAGTGTTGGTTGAATTGTTACTGTTATCCTGTATAATTATTGGATTGTCGCTTGTTTTATTATTCTCTTTTACTGCTTTATCCAATTCTGATCCAGTCATAGGTTTCACTGCGGCCGCATCTCCCTTCAGTATCGTTTCTCCCTTCAGTATATAATCAAACCCCTTGGCGTTTTCCGACCCAGCTGCAAGTAATGCTAAATTTTTAGGAGCAAGTGTCTCTAAAACTCTTGCTATTATATCTCCCAACCATTCCCTCAGATCTTTAAATGGTTTATTAATAGCAGTAAAGATACCTACAATTCCCTCGATGAAATCTCCAGATATTAATTTTTTAAATCCACCGATGAGATCTCCAAATATATCACTTGCATAGGTACCTATACTTTCAATTACACCAAATAATTTTTCGGATAATACCAAGTACATATCACTAAAACTAAAAGAGGAGAGATATTCTTGAATTCCTTCGAACCCAAGTTTTCCAGAAATCCATCCAATTGCGCCCTTAACCATATCCAATAGATCAGTAACAAAAAATGTAAACAAGTCGTCAACTAAATTTTTAAATGTGTCAAATATTCCAGATCCGCTTTTTATGCTATCGAATACTGACTTAACCGACACTATAATTCCTGCGATAGGATAAAATAATCTACCGGCAAGACCAGCAAAGGTTTTAAAAATACCGGAGAATTTCGACAGATATCCACCAACAGACTTAAATGTTTTTGTAATACTTTCAATAATTTTTCCTATAGGTCCTTTACCTTTACCCCCAAATAAGTCCTTCATAAATTGCAAGGCTTTACCTAATTTACCGTCTGGATTAATAGTGAATGCATTTTTTAAAGTTTTACCTACACTAGAACCTATCTCCTTTATCCTAGTTCCAAGATTTTTTATCCCCTCAACGAAACTAATGAAAAGTCCTTGTACGGGACCTAGACGATTGGCTATGCCGCCCAGTAACTTTGTAACAGGGGTTAGATATGCCATGAAGGAACCGAAGGCAGCGCCGAGAGATGCGGCTAAGAGACCACCAATAAGTCCTACGGATCTTAACATTTCTCCTATTCTAAGACCTTCCTTTTTTGGCTCCGACTCATTCTTATCATCCTTTTTAGACTCTGAAAGAGCACGGATGGCATCTAACAAATCATTCTGCCATTGTTGTTGCTCTCTCCGTTCTTCTAAAGAATCTCCTGTGGCGACAGGGTCTGGTCGAATCGGACCTACGAATGACGGATCTGGAGCTCTTTCAACGACTAAAGAATCTTTTTCAACAGAAACGCCCTTTTGCAGTTTGCGTCTAATGTAACCAAGATGACCAAACATTTGACTAAGGATATTTTCGCTACGACCAGTACGCATGACAACGTCTTCCATAACAGCTATCAATCTGTCAGAATTATCAATATTCAATCTGTTCTGGTCGTATTGTCCCGATCTAACAGATGCCATTTTTTGGTCAACTGATTTTAAGTTGTCGGACACTTCTTTGAGAGTAGACATTTATTATCCTTGTTGTTTCGCCCTTTCGTTTTTCTCTTTGATGTCTTCTATCAACATCATTAAGTAGATCTCTCTCTCCCACGGAATCATTGTTTCGACCTCTTCCAGTGAGTAATTAAAGTTGTTAAGAAGCTGGAAGTTAACTTGATAGTAATTTGTCAAGTTATCATGAGAGAGATTTACTAAAAAAAATCATCCATCCCCTTTAGTGTTCTTTCATTCGCATGGCCACAAGACGTACATTCAAATTTAACATCTTGTGTTACGCTAGGAACCGAATTGATAAATTCAGATACTTTCGCAAACTGATCTGAAGTCATAGAGTCAATGAATTCTGACACGTCTTCTTTTGACTGATCATTCATAGAGATTCGTTCTTCGTCTGTCAACACTGCTTCCATACAAACGACTAATAACTCCCATAGACCCTCTGTCGTTGTTTCGGTAGACAACAATGAATCATTGTTCAAGAACTCTTCATATGATGGATAACGCATCTGTATAGAAACACTATCAGTAATTTCGATCAGATTATTTGTTGTCTCCCCACTCATCTTAATGTCATCAAGCTCAACCGAAACCTTATTTGCTTCACCGCATTCACTACATGATACCTGAATATCTGCGGATTCGCCTACCGACTTGGCACGAATTTTTGTAAATAGATAGTCTACATCGAATGTAGTCAATGTACCTTCCAAAGGTTCTTCAACACAAGCGTCGATAGTTCGCAATATCGCACGTACCATATCTTTGCGCTCTTGTGTTTCATATGCAATCAGGAGGTTTTTCTGTTCCTTTACTAGGAAAGGTCTAAATGTAGTCTTCTGTCCTGTAGACGGTACTTCAATGCTATAACTTGGGTTTTCATTCAGTTTTGGTAATGCCATGATTTATCCTATAATGTATATTAAATTAATCCACCTAGATTTATATTGATACTAGGATCAAACAACTCTCTTTCATCCTTGATTACTTCATAGTCGGTATATGAAAGTTGTACAGTACACTCGACCAATTGACCGTCATTAGACAGTGGGATTGCTGCAATAGATGTTGGAAACGCCTCTATTAGTTTTACACTGTATATAGACTTATTTCCCACATCTAGATTTATATCAAATGGACCTATATCGAATCCAAATCTTGCTAAAGGTTTTTGTAGTTGGCGAATGTTGACATCAAAGGTGTAGTTGTTCTTATAGTTAACCTCACCTCTTTTTATGTCGGTGTATATTAACTTGGTCCATTCATCAAAGTATCTACGGACACCATAGTCATTCAGCACATAGAAAGTCATCGTGACATCCTCTACACCAAATCCATTCACCACCTTCTCTTGAAATATACCGACTGTCCTATCCAGGCTCATCATTTGACGGCCAGGCAGACTTACCTCTTTACATAAGACATTAAGTGTGTCCGATGAGGTATTCTTATCCAAGGTAGGTAGATTGACCGCGAACTGGTTCGCCATTGCGATACCATTCTTTGCTATCAGTTTACTTTTTAACTCTTCTATTCCTGCCATTTCTATTCGCCTATCATCTGTTTAGAGTCGTAGTAGACCTTCTTAGAGTTTGCCTTACGGAAGTCTGCGGTCGGTAGGAATGTAGCGATCTCCCACTCTGGTGCAGGTACCATTGCGAACTTACTTTGTACGTGTTCATTCAAATAATGTTTGAAGCACGGTTTAAAGTACTTCAACTTACTTGTCTTGACCAACAACTCATACGACATCTTGAATCGAGTAGAACTGTTGAACTTAGTATTCGTGGTGATATCCATCAACGCATCCAACATCTTCGCACGTAGGATAGGTGGAAGGTAGTGTAGGTTCAACCCATAGAACCCACCTTCTGCCGGACCTACTACGACGACTAATGGAAATGTGTCATAGTACGGTAATGTATCTTTATGTTTCGGATCGTAGAAAAACATGTACATACTACCAACGATTTCTTGACCCGTTTGCTTCAACGGATCTTCTTTCATCAAGGCCTCGCGCTTGATACTGCGCATATTCTTGATCTTCTTACGAAACCATTCTCGCGATTCTTTGGTACGAGGAGTAATACCCGCACGGAACGCTTGTAGTTCTAATCGTTGAAATATGTTAGACATGTCGCTACCGTAAAAAATTCGTACTTCTATTTATACCGATTTTTTCTTCTTTCTGAACGGCGGTAGTTTCTTTAGTGGTTTTTTAGTACGCATACGTTGGGTAGACTTGGGCATGATACCCATTGCGGTGAGTTCGTTCTCTGTCCATATCTCAAAGTGATACCCTCTATCCTTTGCGTATTCGGATGCTGCCTTCCACTTGGATTGGTTCTTGACGTACGTCATACCCTCGTTCAATAGAGTGTGACGGGACTTTCCCTGCTTGCGTTCAGGACGTAGGGTCTGCTTATGGGGTTTGACCTCGACCAGTACAACACGTCCAGACTTGTACTTGATAACGAAGTCCATGAAGTATCGATGCGGCTTCTTATCAGTCTCACAGATGTAGGGGATTACCAACTCTTCGGACATCCATTGTACCACGTCCAGACTGTCATCACACCATTTCATAACGTGTCGTTCCCACCCCGAACGGTAGACGACATTGTCCACGTCCCCAGCATACTTCTCTGGGTTCTTTGGTTTGAACCGTCCTTTATATGTCTTCACGTTTTAATAACACCATGTGGTTCATACGATCGGTAGCAGGGTACGTGAACTCACGTTCTATTTCGTATGGAAAGTCTGATTTGGATAGAAAATGTTGTACCAATCTTTTTGGATTAGGTGAGTCTATCTTCTCATCCATTGACAGTCGGCCGACGTAGTCGTCGAATAGAATGTACTTGGGGTGTGATTGTTGACATAGGTTCAAGTCCCGTGACATACCATCGATGCTGTGATCGCCATCAATGAATATCATATCATAGTGGGACACCTTAGATGGGTCGAGATCGTGTGAACTCATGTGAGTGAACTCGAACCTATCGGGGTACATATCAATGAGTTTATTAGCGTTGACCGCTGTATGGTCGTATTGGCATATATCAATCGAATGATATTTAAGCGAGGTGTCGGTGTTTAGAAAAACGTATGCGCTGTGTCCGTAGTTGAATCCTATCTCCAAGATGTTTTTGGAACGAGTCATCTTCAATATTACATATACCATTCGGCAGGTCATGTCGTTTGGTATAACATGACCTTCTTCATAAGGCGGCCATCCATCGGTAAGGAATTTGGTATCGTTTACTAAGTTCATTGTTTTTATGTATAAATAGTCAAACAGTATTTATAAACATAGGTTCACCCTCATGGCTATACTAGAATTTTTGTCGGAAATATTCGATCTATCACCCGAAGAAAAAACCGAAGCAGCAAAGAAAGAAGAACAACCACAGAATGTTGCTGATAAAGCTCCATCTAAATTAATATTTCCTGTCCATTCTCAAGACAGGTATGGCGCAAGCATATCCTTTAAAATATTTGAGATAGTCCCGCCGGGTCTTACTTCTAGCGCTGCAGATGTTGCTTCTACTCTACAGGGAGATGAAGAATATAGAAAGTTATTAAATGAAGAAGACGAATTAAAGACTAAGAGAAGGGATGGAGAACTAACCGACGCTCAGTACGAAAGAAAGTCTAAAGAAAATAAGAAGGCTATTGATAACAGATTCGTCGAGAAAGGGGGTGAGTTATCCTTTACTAGTAGTGAAATGAGAGACACCGATGAATCTGTAAAGTTGTATTTACCTGTATCACTGCAACAAAATGACGGTCTTAATTATGCAACACCTGAACTGGGTGCTATAGGTGCTGGACTTGCCCAACAATTCAGTGGAGGTAAAGGTATCCTAGGAGCCTTAGCGGACACCGCATCAAAAGGAATGACGGGAGTCATGGATTTTGCTATGGGTAACCTATCTGGTGCTCAGGCAGCACTTGCGATGAACAAGATGGCAACGAGAATAGGTAAGGCTGGCGGAGTTAGCGCAGAGGCGAATATGGCATCATCTCTAGTGGGTGGTGTAACCGTGAACCCTAACGTACGTGCATTATTCAAGGGTGTGAACATAAGAGAGTTTTCATTCGCATTCAAATTTATTGCAAAGAGTGCTGAAGAAGCAAAGGCAGTCAAGAAAATTATTCGAAGATTTCGTATGTATGCCTATCCGGAATCAATTGATGTTGGTGGTGTTAGTGCGGGTTATAAATTCCCACACATGTTCGAATTAGATATTATGTATCAACCGAAAGAAGGATCTCCGGTTCGTGTTGGTAATCGAATGAAAAAGTGTTACCTAAAGTCAATCGCTACTAACTACAATGCCAGTAGTATGGCATTTCACCCAGACGGTCAACCTGTAGAAATCGACCTATCATTAAACTTCGTCGAAGAGAGAACACTGACCCGCGCAGATATTATGGAGGATGATGGATACTAATGTCATATTTTAAGAATTTCCCATTAAGCTTTTATTCCTTTGGCGACAGCGAAGAATCGGCTGTTGTCCAAAACATCGCAACCTATGTTGATATACTAGATGATGTTAAAGGTAATTCAGCATTCTATCAAAACTATTATGTTCAAGGTGGAGAAAGACCAGATCAGACTGCGTTTACTTTATATAGAAATCCTCATATGCACTGGACATTTTATTTAATGAATGATAAGATACGTGAACAGGGTTGGCCTCTAGAATATAGCGGTGTTGTAGAAAAGGCAAAATCGGATTACTCGAACTTTACTATAACAACCACCGGACCTATACACGATACATTTACTATAGGCTCTACCATAACTGGGGGTGATAGTAACGCGACGGGTACTATTGTACATAAGAACTTGGACCTAGGTCAAATCGTAGTTAAGTTATCAAGTGCTTTAGAATTCCATGTGGCCGAGGTTGCCATATGTGAGGGTGATATGGTTACTGTAACTGGGGCGTCCAAAGAATATCTTGCAGCGAACCATTATGTACTTAATAATGAAAGAGTCGATCTTGATCTAAGTAATATGAGTGTTCCTTTAGGTGCAGTTCCAAAAACCAATCTAGATTTCTATATTGAAGAAAATGATAAGTTGAAACAGATACGTGTTATTAAACCGTCGTCTATCAACACTATTCAAACATTGTTTAATGAAGCATTGAGATCGTAATGAGTGATAAAGCCCCAGCAGAACAGGACTTTTCTGATAACCTTTCTATACAGCGTGTATTACTTGAAACTTCTGCTTCTAAACCAACTATTGAGATATCCAGTACAACTAGTGGGATAGACATTTTTGAACACCTCGACAAACCTTATCTAACTGCCGCACTGGCATACGTTGATCAAGAAGATATAATTGGATCATTAGATATTTCAGGTGGTGAGAAAATTACTATAGATCTGAAGAGTATGCAGAACAGTTCAACACGAGTTGTTTCCAAAACATTCTTTATTGATAAGATAGTCAGCGCTGATAAGACATCGGATAATGTAGAGATGTTCGTCTTTCATCTGATCGAAGATATCGGATACCTATCTAACCTACACAATTTGAATAGATCCATGAGTGGCAAGCCTAGTGCTATTATCTCGACTATATCTAACGAGTTCTTTTCAAAAGATATTAAGAGTTCATCTACTGACTTTCAATCAATGAAGGTCATTGTACCTAACTTAACTCCGATAGAGGCTATGTGTTGGATTAAGAACCGCGCATCGACCAGTGACGGGTATCCATTTTATTTGTACTCGACCTTAGTAGATAAAGAGTTAAACTTCAATGATCTCCGAAGCATGATGACAGGAATAAAAATAAATCCAGATATGCCTTTCACCTTTTCAGAAAGCGCATCTGGTAATGATGAACAACCTACAGTCGCTCGCAATAGAACAATAATGAGACATCAAGCTAAGAACACCAACAATATATTTGGATTGATTCGCGAAGGTATGGTAGGGTCCAAGTATTCTTATGTAGATGTAACTAAGAATAAGGTTGTAGACTTCGATTTTAATATCGATAATGAAGTTGTTAAGTTACTAAGACAAGATAAAATTGTTAATAAGGGTACTCCTATATTTGATAGTTCTAGGCTAGATGATACGAAGGGTGATATTACTAGCAGAAAGATCACACAGATAGGCGGTACAAACGCATACGATACACAAAAGTCTTACATGGAAAGTGAAACCAGTGGACAGTATAAACTTAATATCGTCAATCGATCAATGGCGTATATGTTGACTAATAATAAGATAGACATAATCGTTGACGGTGTTGAATTCCTAGACGGAAACGCGAACAAGACTATCGGTAACAAGATCGATATACGGTTTTTACGTAATACCAACACTGAGCAAAAAGACAGAATATATGATAGAAAGAAGTCGGGTGATTTTTTAATCTTCGCATGTAAACATACAATATCCCCAAGAACATATACACTAACTCTATCTGCTATGAAACTATCTAATGGAGAATTGTTATGATACCTAAAAGTTTTGTTGAGTATTATGGAGACCATACACGATGGTTCCTAGGTACCGTGGTCGATATCTTTGATCCACTGAAACTAGGACGTGTTAAGGTCAAAGTGCACGGTGTATACGATGAGATCAAGGATAAAGATTTACCTTGGGCACAAGTGACCATTCCGGTTACAACAGCAATACATGAAGGCAAAGGACAGAATCTTGGTATGTTAGTGGGTACTCAGGTTTTTGGTATCTTCTTGGATGGTCAGAACTCTCAGTTGCCGTTGGTTGTGGGGTCGATTCCGAAAGAAGATGACACAAACGAGAAGGCATTGAATGCATATCCGTACAATAAAGTGTATGAGACTGAGACAGGTCACTTTAAAGAATATGACGATTCTTCAAATGGGCGTATCCGTGAAGAACATAGGTCAGGTACATACTATGAGATGCAAGACGACGGTAGTCGTGATACCACCATACAGGAGAATGACGTTCTACGGGTCAAGGGTGATATAGAGATCAGAGGAGATAAGGACGCTAACATAACTATTAAAGGTGATTGTAATATAATTGTCACAGGTGACGCGAAGATTTCTGCAAATAATGTAACAGTACGGGCGTCCGATAAAATATCCTTATCCGGAACTGTTGTTAAAATAAACTCATGACTAGTTTACCTTGTGGTGGTGGGAACCTACCCACTAAAGCAGATTATGTTAATATGATGAATCAGATCTCTAAGATCCCGTCGGACTTGGAGAGTATGCTAGTGGACGCACAGTCCCAACTGGAAGCACAGAAGACAGAGACACTAGACCAAATAGAAGATCTCAAACGTCAAGCGAGAGAGGCTGAGGGTGACGCACGTGCGCAACTAGACGCAGAGATTGAGAAACTAGAATCAATGGACATTGGTCTGGAGATTCAGAAAGAAATAGAAGATCAGATAAAAGAGATTACCGATACGATAGAGGGAGTTGGTGATCTACTGGCCCCGTGGTGGCAGAAAGGTCAGGTACGAGATTGGGAAAAGGAAGCGGAAGACGCATTCACTGAACTCATACAGGACTACCATATATTCATTCCCATGAAGATCATGGAACTTATCAGTGCAATCATACCAGTGACATTTACTGTGCCTATACTTGGACTATCCATAGATGTTTTGAAAATATCTACCGCTGAAGAACAAGAGAGACTCAAGGCACAGATTAGTGGAGACACCGAAGGGTTCCGCGCAAGTCTACAGCAACTGAAGGATGATTTTGAAAGTGGTAAGTTAGAACAAGATGCCTATGACTCTGCGATGGATACGCTACAGGAAACGAAGAATCAAATCGTTGATACCTTTTATAGCTTAGTTCCAGCCGAGTACCAATACTTCAACGGTGAGTTTGGTGTGGAATGTGGTGAGTGGAAGGCAAAACTAACATGGTCTTATATCAAGAACGAGATCATGGCGTTTGTTACCGGATCATTATTTGAACTGTTCGATAAATTAATCGGTAAGTTCAAAGCGATATGGGACCCATTAGGATTACCCTCTTTACCTATACCGTTAGACTTTGATATTGCAGCATGGATACGTGCTCAGGTAGAGGCGGCAAAGGTCAAGGCAGAACGTGAAATAAAACGCATAGAGGATCAGGCAGAACAACTACAATCCGATATAGAGAACTTTGACATGGATGCAGAGATCACTAAAATTAAAGATGACATGTTATCACAGATCACTGATCTTGCGCTACCATTTCCCGCACCATTCAATATACCATTAAAGGATGTGTTCGGGGGTGATATTGATAAGAAAACTATCTGTATAGAAGATGAGATACATCAATTGACTACTGCGGCTAGGGATTGGTTCGAAAACGCAAAGAAAGGACTACTATTCGATTGGGTTAAGATTGTTAAGAAGTTTTTCAATGCTATAGGATTAGGTGCTATATTTGATTTTATTGACTTGACTTTATGTGACGTTCTTGGTATGATAGGTATCCCAACTTCATTCGATATAACTTTACCTGAATTGCCGCCAATCGATGTTGCAATTCCTGTATAAATAGTACAAAAAGAGTTGATAGACTAATGGCAAAGAATTTTTCAATAGAAGATGGTAATCTATATAACGCTCCGATCACTACATCGATTAAGCGAATCAACAAAGATATCGATACTAGTTTTACCGCAAAACCTTCTACAGGTGACATCTATAAGGTCACCGATGCTGCGGCAGTCAAACAATCAGTTAAAAATTTATTAATGACGGAAAGAGGTAAGACACCTTTCCGTCCGTATTATGGTGGAGGTTTGGAAACTTTTCTATTCTCTCTATCAACCGATCTAGAACCATCCGATATTGAGAACAGAGTACGACAAACTATTGAAGCACATGAACCTAGAGCAAAATTAGTAGACGTGGAAGTTACCATCAAAGAAGATTACAATGCCGTTAATGTGGTTATTGTATTTGATGTTATAGGATCTACTAAACGAGTAAGTCTAGGACTAACTATTGCAAGGACAAGATAAATGACTATTAATTCATCTGACTTAGATTTCTATGATATCAAGTCTAAACTAAAGACGTACTTCAAACAAAGTGATGAGTTTGCAGATTATGACTTTGAGGCAAGTGGGCTGTCTAATATTATGGATGTGCTGGCATACAATACACACGTCAATGGTCTTATTGCAAACATGTCAATCAATGAATCGTTCTTGAGTACATCTCAATTACGTTCATCCGTCGTATCTCATGCAGAGAGTCTAGGGTATTTCCCTACATCGATGACTGCAGCTCGTGCGGTGGTAGATGTTGAAATAACAGTATTGAATAATGCGCCCACATCTTTACCACTAAATGCAGGGTCCAAGTTCTTCGTCACAATCGACGAAACTAACTATGAGTTCTTTACACTACAAACCTATGAAGCGATTAATGATACCACAGGTAAGTTTGTATTTCCTAATGTAACACTAGTAGAAGGAAAAGTCAAGACAAAAACTTTCTTGGCTGATAGTAATATAGATGTACCATACGTCATATCAGATAATAATATAGATGTTTCTACTATGTCTATATCGGTATTCCCTAACGGAAACTCAAGCGAGTCTAATAGTTATTTCAATATAAAAGAAGTTGCGACGATTACCGATCAATCTCGTGTTTACATCGTACGCGAATCAATGAATGGTTTTTATGAAGTATTGTTCGGTGACGGTAATGTGCTTGGTCAGCGACCACAAGCAGGTAATATAATTTCAATCGAGTATATCTCTACCTCTGGGGTAGAGGGAAATGGTGGTTCTGAATTCAACCTGAATGAATATACGGGAGAAGACTACTCGACTAATATATCTTTGGTATCTGCATCAGCGGGAGGTTCTTCCCGTGAGTCTATTTCTCAGATCAAGATGAACGCGCCTCTGGCATTCTCTGCACAAAACCGTTTGGTTACTGCTGACGATTACACGGGTATGATCATGAGTAAATATGGTAGTTATTTAAGAGACGTTTCAACATGGGGTGGTAATGATAACATACCCCCACAATATGGTAAAGTTTTTGTTAGTTTAAATTTTGCTGACGGTATAAATGAAGAATCCAAAGCTACGGTTGAGAACTTGATCCGTAGTCAGTTGACATCCAACTTATCTATTATGTCTATAGATACAGAATTCGTCAATCCTGAAATTACTTATTTGGAACTAGTTACTAGATTCAATGTTGATCCAGTCAAGAATATTCCTGCCTCACAATTAGAAGTTGCGGTCGAATCTATTATTACTGAATATACAAATTTGACATTGAGTTCATTCGATTCATCATTCAGACGATCTAATCTATTAACTCTGATAGACAATCACTCCAACGCAATCCTAAACTCTAAGATGGAAGTCAAAGTTCAACAACGATTGGACATCGATTCTATAGTTACTGATTTAAATGTTGCTAGAAAAGCACTAGATCCTCAGTCAGAAGACTTGACTTTTTTGGAAAAAGACTTTACAATAAACTACCCAGTCGTTATCGCTTCGCCAGATAAAGATGATCATATTATTCAATCGTCTATGTTTAAGTGGTATGATAAAAACGTATTTGTTAGAAATGAACTGGGGTCTACCCGATTACAATTGTTTGATGTCAACGGAGATGTCAAATTAAGCAATGCAGGTTTCTATGATGCAGCTAAAGGTACCGTGAATCTCAGGGCCCTTCGTATTGATGTAGACGGTTACTTGAGCAGCGGATTAAAAATATCTGCAACTCCAGCCAACCAGAGCACAATATCCCCGCTGAGGAATTACATCATAAAACTAGACTCAAGTGGATCTACAGTAATCAGTAATACAGAGCAAGGGTCTACTAAGGTCTTATTATAATGTCCGAATTTCTAGAGAATCAATATAGGATTAATCCTAAATTCCACCAGAATCAAGTAAAGAGTATTCTACCTGAGTTTTATCAAACAGAATATCCTAAACTAGTTTCTTTTCTAGAGACGTATTATAAGTATACGGGTGAAGACGGATCTATTTCTTTTGACGAACAAATTCAAAGATTGTTCAATATAAGAAACATTGCATCAACAGATCTACGATATTTGGATCTATTAATTTCTGAGCTTAGCGATGGATTAGAATCTGCTTCGTTCTATAAGAATCCGCGATTAATGACAAGATTACTTGCGGACTTATATCGAGCAAAAGGAACACAAATATCAACTGAACAGTTTTTCAAAGCATTCTTTAATGAAGATGTTGAAGTATCTTATCCTAAGAAAGATCTCTTTATTTTGAATGATAAACCTGGCGGTTCATTAATTGGACCTCAGTCACTACACTATATTCAAGACGATAGACGATATCAAATATTCTCAGTTCTTTTGAGAACAGGTCTATCGTTATTAGATTTTGAAACGTTATATAAAAAACTGATACATCCAGCAGGATTCTATCTTGCAGTGGAGACTGTCACTCAGAGTTCTGCTGAGGTTGGTCTTGAAGCTGGAGAAGTTACAGATCCTCTAGAAGTACCTAACTATGCTATCGAACTCCAGACCAGACAGATGGGTTCACATGTACAAGCAAGATATTCTCTACTTACTATGGAAGAGAATGACGATATTGATAAACGAACTCAGGATCAGAAAGACACTGCTACAGGTATTGTCGTGAGTTCTTTAGAAACACTAGACAAATATGATGACATTTCTTTACAGCAGTTGGTAGATGATTTCACCACAGTCGCAGAATGGGCAGGCGTGAAATCCCCAACATTGGATGATGAAGGTTTAGACCTATCTCAAGATTATGAAACTTTAGACGCATCAGACCACTAATAACGGAATCCAAAATGACAAGAAGAATTCTAGACACAGGCGGAGCTGCCAACGACGGGAAGGGGGATACTCTTCGTGAAGCCAGTGAAAAAATTAATGCAAACTTCCAAGAACTTTATGATCTAACCACACTGTCAGGTGATGGTGATATTACTATAGGAGATCTTAGTGATATCGTTGATAGCTCTGTAAGCAAAGCAATCGGAAGTGCAGATCTAGGCGATGCTATTAGTAATAGTGCTACAGTAAGTTCTTTAGGTACACGGGTAACTCAGAACGAAGGATTGATAACAACACTTGATCAGCAAATCGCTGACATCAACACATTAATTGAAAATACTGATATCGGCGAAAAGGGCCCGCAGGGTGATCCAGGCCCGATAGGACCACAAGGATCTCTAGGATGGCAAGGTACTGTTGGACCTATAGGACCACAAGGTAGCGTTGGTGCTCAAGGAGAACAAGGTGTTCAGGGTAACGTTGGTGAACTAGGACCACAAGGTAATGTTGGTGCTCAGGGCGAACAGGGTGTCCAAGGTAACGTTGGTGAACTAGGACCACAAGGAGAACGGGGCGCACAAGGAGAACAAGGTGTCCAAGGTAACGTTGGACCATTAGGTGCACAAGGAGAACGAGGTGCTCAAGGAGAACAAGGCGTTCAAGGAAACGTCGGTGAACTAGGTCCTCAAGGAGAGCGGGGTGCTCAGGGTTTCCAAGGCGTTCAAGGTAATGTCGGTGAACTAGGACCACAAGGTAACGTTGGTGCTCAAGGAGAACAAGGTGTTCAGGGTAACGTTGGACCATTGGGTGCTCAGGGTATTCAGGGTTCTCAAGGTGAACAAGGTGTCCAAGGTAATGTCGGTGAACTGGGTGCACAAGGGGAACAAGGTGCACAAGGAGAACAAGGTGTTCAAGGTAATGTTGGTCCATTAGGTGCACAAGGTCAGCAAGGCGCACAAGGGGAACAAGGTGTCCAAGGTAACGTTGGTCCATTGGGTCCTCAAGGTGAGGCCGGCGCACAAGGTGAACAAGGTGTCCAAGGTAATGTTGGTCCATTAGGTGCTCAGGGCATTCAGGGTTCTCAAGGTGAACAAGGTGTTCAAGGAAACGTTGGACCTCTAGGACCACAGGGTGGACAAGGTGCTATAGGTGAACAGGGCATCCAAGGTAATGTTGGTCCATTAGGTGCTCAGGGTGATCGGGGACCACAGGGCTTCCAAGGTATTCAAGGTAATGTTGGTCTATTGGGTCCTCAAGGTTCGCCGGGTACGGTTGGTCCACAGGGTGTTCAAGGTAATGTCGGTGAGATAGGACCACAAGGAGAAGCTGGTGCTCAAGGGTCCACTGGACTTCAAGGTAACGTCGGTCCATTGGGTGGACAGGGTGTCCAAGGATCACAGGGTACTGTCGGTGTTCAAGGTAATGTCGGTGTTCGTGGTGCACAAGGTGAAGATGGACCACAAGGTTCTACCGGCGTACAGGGTGAAGTAGGAGATAAAGGTGCTCAGGGTGAAGCAGGCCCACAGGGATCTGCTGGTATTCAGGGCAACGTCGGAGACAAAGGTTCTCAAGGCGATAAGGGAGAACAAGGAGAGCAGGGTCTACAAGGAAACGTTGGAGACAAAGGTGTCCAAGGTAGTCAAGGTTTTCAAGGTTCTGTTGGCGTTCAAGGTAACGTTGGTGATAAAGGTGCTCAGGGAGACACTGGTGCACAGGGTCTAGTTGGTCCTCAAGGTGCAGTCGGAGACACTGGTGCACAAGGTGAAACTGGAGCCACAGGAGAAAAAGGTGCAACTGGTGAAACTGGAGCGCAGGGTGGTCAAGGTCTTACTGGTGATCCAGGCCCTAAAGGTCCAGCAGGAACTACGCCAGGCCCAGTAGGTCCACAAGGATTGCCTGGCGATGCGGGTCCTCAAGGACCAGCAGGTACAACCCCAGGCCCAGTAGGTCCACAAGGTGCTACAGGTGACGCAGGTCCACAAGGTGCTGTAGGTGATACTGGTGCACAAGGTGAAACAGGCGCACAGGGTATTGTAGGACCGCAAGGTACAGTTGGTTCTCAAGGTAGTGCAGGTGCACAGGGTCAAGCTGGTGCCCAAGGTGCGGTTGGATTCCAAGGTGCACAGGGACTAGTAGGTAATCAAGGTGCTGTAGGTGATCAGGGTGCTCAAGGTGATACTGGTGCGCAGGGTAATGCGGGTACACAAGGAGCAGTAGGTAACCAAGGTGCTGTAGGTGATCAGGGTGCTCAAGGTGATTCTGGTGCTCAAGGTGACACTGGACCGCAAGGTGCTGTAGGTTTCCAAGGTGCACAGGGATTAGTAGGTAATCAAGGAGAGCAAGGTGCTCAAGGCGCAGTTGGATTCCAAGGTGCACAGGGACTAGTTGGACCACAAGGAGAACAAGGTTCCCAAGGTGCTGTAGGTTTCCAAGGTGCCCAAGGTCTAGTTGGACCACAAGGTGAGCAAGGTTCCCAAGGTGCTGTTGGATTCCAAGGTGCACAGGGTCTAGTAGGTAATCAAGGAGAACAAGGGGATAAAGGAAATCAAGGCGAGCGTGGAGCTCAAGGTTTAGTAGGTCCTCAAGGAGAACAAGGTTCTCAGGGTGAAGTTGGATTCCAAGGTGCACAGGGTCTAGTTGGACCACAAGGTGAGCAAGGTTCCCAAGGTGAAGTTGGATTCCAAGGGGCGCAGGGTCTAGTAGGTAATCAAGGTGAACAAGGTGCCCAAGGTGCGGTTGGATTCCAAGGTGCACAGGGTCTAGTTGGACCACAAGGAGAACAAGGTTCTCAGGGTGCTGTTGGATTCCAAGGCGCCCAAGGTCTAGTTGGACCACAAGGAGAACAGGGTGCACAGGGTGCTGTAGGTTTCCAAGGTGCACAGGGACTAGTTGGTCCTCAAGGTGAGCAGGGAGGCCAAGGTGAAGTTGGTTACCAAGGTGCTCAAGGTCTAGTTGGACCGCAAGGTGAGCAGGGTGCCCAAGGTGCTGTTGGATTCCAAGGCGCCCAAGGTCTAGTTGGACCACAAGGAGAACAAGGTGCCCAAGGTGAAGTTGGTTACCAAGGTGCTCAAGGTCTAGTTGGACCACAGGGAGAACAAGGTGGTCAAGGTCCCGTAGGCTACCAAGGTGCCCAAGGTCTAGTTGGACCACAGGGAGAACAAGGTTCTCAGGGTGCTGTAGGTTACCAAGGTGCACAGGGTCTAGTCGGACCACAGGGAGAACAAGGTGGTCAGGGAGCAGTTGGATTCCAAGGTGCACAGGGTCTAGTAGGTAATCAGGGTGCTGTAGGTAATAAAGGTGCTCAAGGTGAGGTAGGTAATAAAGGTGCTCAGGGTGAAGATGGTCCTCAAGGTGAACAGGGTGGACAAGGTGCTGTAGGTAATAAAGGTGCTCAAGGATCTGTAGGTGACCAAGGTGCTCAAGGTGCCGTAGGTAATAAAGGTCCTCAAGGTGAGGTAGGTAATAAAGGTGCCCAAGGTGAGGATGGACCACAAGGTGACCAAGGCCCTCAAGGTGGGGTGGGTGATAAAGGACCTCAAGGTGGAGTAGGTGATAAAGGAGCCCAAGGTGAAACTGGAGCGCAGGGTGAACAGGGTGGACAAGGTGCTGTTGGAGATCAGGGACCACAGGGAGTTTCTGGTTCAGTAGGTGCACAGGGTCCAGTCGGAGGATTTGGTAATGCAGTATTGTTTGATACCAGCTCAAATCTACCTAGTAACATTAACTCAACTGCATCAGCTATGATTAGACAGTTCCGTACAGTGAACACTATATATGCTGGGGATGTTTATTGGCATATTGGAACTGGTCGTGTTTACAGGGCAACAGTTGACAGAATAAATACTACGACGAATTCCACTTTTACTGAGTTGACAAATAACCAAGGATTTGTGGATATGAGTGGACTACTAAATACAGGGACAGCACCCAATGAACGTATTGAGTTCACAAGTAACAGTATTGATATCTTTGACAATAGCAATAATCTAAGAGTCAAGATTGGTAAAATATCGTAATTGAATACACCCCCGAAAGGGGGTTCCACATACAGGTATATTATGTTTACAGTAATTGATAATTTTTATGCAGATCCCGACTCAGTTCGGGATTATGCTTTAAGTCTAGACTTTAATGTTTCGGGTAACTATCCCGGCCTAAGAACATCTCCATGTACCAATGCTGGTGGATATGTTGATTCTATGAAAAACTCTTTAGAGGGGATCATAGGAAAAGCAATAACATACTTTCCACTAGACAACTATAACACTTCCTTCCAATACACTACCGAAAACTGCAAGACATGGATTCATCACGATAAAATGTCCTATGCGGGAGTCGTGTATCTAACGCCTGACGCGCCTCTAGATTCCGGAACTGCAATCTATAAACATAGACAGACTGGAATTATGAAACATGAAGATTCATGTCCAGTAGATTTTAATGAATTCCAGTTGGTTGAAGGTGACTGGGACATTGTTGCAGAATCTAAAAATATTTACAACCGACTGGTATTATATGATGCGATGTACTATCATCGCAGTGTAGTTCCCGGCTTTGGTTCAAACCAATACGACGGTAGATTATTTCAGACATTCTTCTTTGAGGCAGAATAATGAAATTGATGACAACGTTGTTGACTTCCAACGACATCCCTAAGTTAGCACGATTAGTTAAATCTGCCCAACAAGTCATCAAAATTGAACCAATCGAATGGGAAGTGGTGATCGTTGTAAATAGTATTCATGAAGGATACTATGAAGATGTATGCGCACTTAATTTACCATTCCGTGTAGTCAATACGGAAAGTAATGGTAAACCAGGCCGTGGTAAAAATGCATGTCTAGATGTATTTCTAGAAAGTGACTGTGATTTTGTATCTCAGATCGATGGAGATGATTTTTTATATCCGTCATACTTACAGTCGTTGTGGAATCATTATAAGCATTATCCTTGCATTGATGTTCTAGGTGTGGTACCATGTGATTCTATTTGCAGTTGGGAATTGGTTTCGGGACATTACTGGCAAGTTAATGAAACTTACTTTGCAAGTGTATGGGGCACATCGATGTGCTCTCCTCACGAAAACTTAGGACCACAAGAAAGTCATTTGTTTATTGATGAACGTCCAGTGTCGGTTGACTTCATTATGTTGCAGAGTCGTAAGTCTGCACAAATAAAAATGAACGAAGATATTGGTAACGGAGAAGATCACGCATACACCTACAAGTTATTAGCAGAACACCAGAAGGGAAATCTGTGTTACTTCCTATCAATGTCAAGCGACTTATATTGTATCGATAGGACGACTGAAGGAAGTGCTCAGAAGGTTCATAGTTACGAAGAATATTTACAGCCGCTGAAGGACGAAGCACTTAAACATGTCTCCCAGTGGAGAAGTAGTGCATATGAACTTCCGGTAATATACAAAGACTTATTGATGAATCATCATCAAAAAGAATCATGGTTAAACAAATTTTTAAATGACTCATAAAAACGTTATAAATATAAGAATAATATTTCTAACATGCGTAGGATAAGAACATGGCAGCAATTGTAAGACAGACATTAAGTAGGAGCTTAGCGAAGGATCTGCTGATAGATATGCAATCTTCTGACAGTTACTATATTGGTATCGGTAAATCAGACGAATTTCCAGTTTCAGAAAATTCGGAAACAACTATAGACCCAGTAGACTGTCCACGTGATGAAAGAGAGTTCCGACATAACCTACAATCAATCAAGAAAATTGAGGGTTCAACATTCGTTGCCAAGAGAGTAAATTGGTCATCGGGATCGATATACACTGGATGGGATGACGCAACTTCTTCGGATATCGTAGAGCCATGGACGCCATTTTACGTATTAAACGATGCTAAAGAAGTATACGTTTGTATTGATTATGGTAAGAATGTAGATGGTACTCCAAAGCAATCTATGGTCGAGCCTAATTACGGCTACCATAAAGATCTTCTAGATTCAATAGATCCTACCAACACATGGGACCATACCAAAGTTTTTGAAACTGGAGATGGATATACATGGAAGTTCTTATACTCCATAACACCGGAGCGAATCTACCAGTTCTTATCATCCAACCACTTTCCGATACAAGAAACAGAACCAGATTACCACGGTGGGGATTCAATCGAAGACCTACAGCGTGATGTTCATCTTGCTGCTGTAGGTGGCCAAGTCACCCGTGCAAAGGTAATAACACAAGGTCTTGGTTACGTAACCGAACCTACGGTCACGGTAGTCGGTGATGGATCAGGCGCAACTGCTACTGCTGTTATTGACGCTGATGGTAAGGTCACTGAAATTAAAATGACGGACTACGGTTCTGGATACACATACGCTTCGCTTACAGTAACCGATGGCGATACCGAAAACTGTACGGCAGTACCAGTAGTAACTACCTCAGAAGGTCTGGGTAAGAACCCTATAGATGATTTGAAAACAAGTTCTATTCTAGCAGGTATCAAACCAGACGGTAATGTCAACGGAACATTTATCACTCGAAACACTTTCCGTGAAATGGGTCTTATTAAATCTCCGCTACTACCAGACGGATCTACTCCGTTCACCGGAACTTCGGTAAAAGTATTACCTACATTGACCTTAGAAGATACCTCACCATTTATATCAGGAAAACTTATAACGGGCGGAAGTAGTATTGCCAAGGCATATGTTGATCAGTCCGATGGTAACGTTGTTCATTACCATCAAAATGAATCGACAGGGTTTGTCGAGTTCGAAGAAAATGAGGCCGTAGTTCAAGAAGGTCAGGTTGCGGGTGTTATTGCAACGGGTGGATTGTCTCCAGTAAATGGTATAGATCGCTTCTCTGGTGAAGTCCTATATATTGAGACAAGAAAAAGAATCAGACGCGACGAAGAACAACAAGAAGATATCAAGATCGTAATAACCGTTTAGGATAAATCATGGCAGATTTTACAGATAAGACGTTCAGAGAAACTTACCGCGATTTTTACGATCCGAAAGATGGTTATTATCGTGTACTCTATAATTCAGGTAAGGCTCTTCAAGCACGTGAGTTAAATGAATCACAAACAATAATACACGAAGAGATCGCACGTTTCGGTCGTAACATATTTACAGAAGGTGCACTAGTCAGCCCAGGTGGTTCGACAGTTGATAATAGGATAGAATATATTCGTCTTGATGCTAATAGTGTTATAGATCCTAGTTTAGTTGGTGAGACTCTAACTAACGGTACTATACAGTTTATTGTCCTTGAGGCGTATAATGCAGTACCAGAGCAAGATCCATCAACTCTTTATGTTAGATATACAGATACCTCAAATGTAACCGACACAGATAAAGCACCTCGCGTTCAATCAGGAGACGTTTTAACTCGCCCAGATAATTCTACTCTTACTGTAATCGACGACAGTGAAGATGAAATTCCGGCAGCAGGTCGTGGCACTAAAGCGTACTTTGCGCCAGGCGAGTTCTTTGTACAGGGTCACTTTGTTTATATGGAAGGCGGAGAATCTTTCCTATCCAAGTATAGCACAGAACCGACAGCAGATATCGGTTTTGTGATTGAAGAATCAATCGTAGATGAGAGCGAAGATTCTAATCTATATGATAACCAAGGCGAAGTTCCAGACATCACTGCGCCAGGCGCTCATCGATATCAGATCAAACTAACACCCACTACTCGCGATCAAGTCGATATAAGTCAAAACTTTATATTTGTCGCACGTGTTGTTAAAGGTGTTATCACACGTGAAGTAAGTACATTCGATGCATACAGTCGAGTTAATGATCTGCTTGCACGAAGAACAAAAGAAGAGTCTGGTGACTATGTTGTAGATAAGTTTACTGCGATATTCGAACCTCTGGATAACACTAATTTAAATCTAGATGTTTCTGAAGGTATAGCATATGTAGATGGTTATCGATTAGAATTTGGTCAAACAGATATTACCGTACCAAAAGCAAGACAAACTCTTCAAACATTTAACGAACCAGTACCAGTTGCATATGGTAACTATGTTTATATCGACCCGACCTCATCTGAAGGTTTCGGTAGATTAGACGCATTTGGATATTTGGCTATCTACGACGCAGCATCAGGTGGATCTGTAATAGGTTACTGTAATGTCCGTGGTATACAATCCGACTCATTTGGTTACCGACTATACATTTTTGACATTCGTATGTCTTCAATACAAGGTGGTACAGGATATCATAGTTTTGCTGATGCAGTATCATTACAGGATAATATTCCAGGCGCTGGTAGCCCAAGAATTCAATTAGTAGATAGCACAATACATGAGTCATCTAACAATAGTCTGCTGTTCCCGCTACCTAGAACCAGTCCAAAAGATGATTCGATTACTGCAAACTATACAGTACAGAGATACACTAGAATACAGTCTGATAGTCAAGGTGTTATTAGTTTGTCTGGCGTTGAAAATAATCGTTGGATAATCGCAGAGTCCGAAACCTCTATTCTAACTGGTCCAGAATCAGTACCAAGTATGGCGGGTGTATATTCGGGTCTAACCCCAAACACTAATCATGATATTGCATATTACGTTGAGGTCTCTAACGCAACACCTCGCACAAAGACAATAACGGTTGCAGAAAAAACACAGACTCTTCCATCGACAGACTGGGAGAAACGTCCTGTATTTACAGATACCGTAGATGGTATCTCTCTTCAATCAGTTTTATTCAGAGATAGTTCTGGTACAGATTGGTCTGCTGCTGAAGACATCACTCACCAGTTTTATCTAGACGGCGGTCAACGTGATAACTTCTATGACGAAGCTGTCGTGTACTTGAAGCCAGGATATCTTTTACCTACAGGTGACCAATCTGAGATAAAGGTTACATACACACATTATACGCATACTGGACCAAGCGGAAGCACGTTCTTCTCTGCTTCATCTTATGCAGACGATAGTTATGAAAATATCCCTAACCATACCAGTGCGACAGGTCAGTCCATCTCTTTAAGAGATGTATTAGACTTCCGACCTTCCCGAACATTTGGTTACACCGGAGAATTCAACGTAGTCGCAGAGTTACCTCAGAATGCATCTGCCATCACTATTAATGATATAGAATACTACTTACCTCGTATTGACGTTTTAGTGGCGAACGCAGTAAACAGCGGCATTGGGTTTGGTGAACTACAGGTTATACAGGGGGTTCCTAGTATAACTCCAAAGGAACCAGAGATTCCAGTAGGTTCACTGTCTCTATATACGTTTACTTTGAGCCCTTACACATTCAGTGCATCTGACGTTTCGACAGCTTATATTCCAAACAAGCGATATACTATGAAAGATATCGCAAAATTAGAACGACGTTTGGATGAGTTGTATGAAAGGACTGCATTGAGTTTCTTGGAAACTAATACTCAGTCCCTAGTCATTACTGATAACCAAGGGCAGTCAAGAGTTAAGTCAGGATTCTTCGCTGATAATTTTAGTACATTCGACTACTCTGACATTAATAACGAGAACTATAGAGCGTCCGTTGATAGAAGTGGATTGTTACAGGCATCTTTTCGTGAAAATTCAGTACGACTATCATATAGCACAGATAACGTTGATACCGTAATAAGCAAGAAGGGTGATTTGGTTACCCTACCATATGTTGAAGTCGAATTCACCGAACAGGAACTTGCTACTAGTTTTATTAATGTTAATCCTCATACTGTAGTATCTTATATCGGTAATTTAGAATTGTCTCCATCATCGGATGAGTGGAGAGAATCTAGAGATTTGCCTCCGGTAATACAAAGCATTTATCACACTCAAGAAGATTTGTGGTACGGCGGTAGTTATAATTGGATCGACGGTAGTGTAACGTCATTCAATAGTAACTTACATATGCCTTTGGCTGAATATCAATACAAATATGAAAATATGGTTCACGCACAAGACTTGCTTGGTGAAACTATTGGTGGACAGCAAATCATTCCGTATATGCGTTCTCGTAGAATCAACTTCGTCGCCAAAGGACTTCGTCCTAACACTAAGATGTTTGCATACTTTGACGGTGTAGACGTAAGTAATTGGGTTCGACAGGAATCAACTACCCAACGATTTGCGGATAATCCACAAGAATTTGGTAGTGAGTATGCAAACGAATCAGGATATCCAGCAGACTTAGGTGGACCAACTCTCTTGCAGACAGATAGCAAGGGTGAGCTAATCGGATCATTCTTCTTACCTAATACAGAATCTTTGAAGTTTAGAACAGGAACTCAAAAGTTTGAGTTGTTAGATGTAAGTCTATATGACGCGGAGTCTACTATATCTACATCTGCGTTCTACTCGTCTCAAGGTGCTTTAGATACCTCACAGGGTAATATCGATACTACAAGAAGGGTCTACAGAAGTGAAGGACGTAATGATCCTTTAGCGCAGACATTCTTCGTCGACCAGATTGAAAACCCTAACGGTATATTCCTAACTCAGCTAGACGTATTCATGGAGTCTAAGGATAGCAATGCCCCTCTACAGGTTGAGGTTCGCACAGTAGAAAATGGAGTTCCTACCAATCAGGTCGTTCCAGGCTCGGTTGTGTTTGTCAATTCCGATGATGTCACAGTTACTTCATATGATTCTATTTCAGGCGAAAGTCAAGGAATGAATACACTATTGACTACTGGCGCAACTGCTGTTAAGTTTGACGAACCGATTTACTTGACAGGCGGTAAAGAATATGCGATAATACTATTCAGTGAATCCGTAGAGTATAACGTATATATTTCTGAATCAGAAGAATTTGTCATAGGAAGTAATCAGGACAAGGCTCCAAGAATTTCTACTCTAGGTTCATTATTCTTATCTCAAAACTCTAGCACATGGACACCGGATCAAAGTAAAGACTTGATGTTCAAGTTGCATCGAGCACATTTTGAGACATCGGGTAATTTAGTATTAGATAATACATCTTTACCTAAAGTCACATTAGAATTTAATCCTATTGAAACCGTTGCCGGTCAGACTCATACAGATGATATTGCTAACAACGGAATAGTAAAGGTTTATCATCAAGGTCACGGATTCAGTAACGAAGATATAGTTTCTATCTCAGGTGTTGTCAATGATATTGGTGGAGTTCCCGCTTCAGAAATGAATGGCCTACTTGAAGTATATCAACCAACATGGGACGGTTATTATATTAAGGTTCCTACTGTCGCAACTGCTAGTTCATCCGGTGGTGGTAATACGGTTGTCGCTTCACAACAAGTCTATTACGATACGTTCGTTCCACAGATCCAAGCAATAGTACCTAACACTACTAAAATAAATGCAGGCCTGAGTGCGCCTGTCGCAAAATCCTATGGTTCTTCTTCAGACAGTCGTACAGTAAATCAGTTTGTATACACTTTACAGGACGAAGTTCCGGTCTTTATAAATGAATATAATTTGAACTCACAACCGAAGATTGTTGCTTCTTCTGAAAACGTATCAACTGAAACGCTAAAGTTAAACCTATCATTGGTCACAGCAGATCCAAAAGTTTCTCCTGTAATTGACCTTCAACGTGTTGCAGTTATGACATTAGAAAACGTAATTGATCATGATGTATATGATCCTAATACAGATACACCGGATTATACTACGTTTGCATATGCTGCGCAACACATTACAACACCAGTTGTTGTTGATGAGTCCTCACTTGGCCTAAAGGTAATATTTTCAGGTAACCGACCATCTGGTTCTGACTTTGAAGTTTATGTTAAGACAGCACCAGACGAAGATACATTGGTCGCGTCTACTGCTATAGAAGGAGATTCTATACACGAATGGGTAAAGGTCGATATAGACAGAGAAATCCCTACAAGCGACAACCCATCTAATTTCCCAGAGTATGAGTATACTCATGAGTCAGAGCAGTTTACCGCATTCCAGATTAAGATCGTAATGCATTCAGAGAACTCTTCTAAGTCTCCTTTAATTAAAGACTTACGTGCAATTGCTCTGATAACAGGAGGTTCGGGTTCCACAGGTACTACTACCACATCAAGTTCAAGTAGCAATAGTGGTAGTACAAACACTACTAGTAGCACAGACACCGCCGGCGAAACCAATACAGGTGGCGATGATACGGGTACAGATACAGGAACTTCTTTATCAGCAGTTGCATTCCCTGAGATAAGTCAATTACCAACTTCGGTATCTATCACAGGCGCTCCTCGTATCCTAAGTCAGTACAATCCAGAATCGGACATCAATAATTACATGACTCCGAATGAGTACTGGCATCAAGGTACACGAAGGGTTCGATTGTTTGCTAAGTTCGATAATAATGGTGATTTCCAACTATACACCAATGACCCTAAAAAAGGAAGTGTCAATGTTGGGGACGATTCTCTAACAGGAAGTACTATCCTGGCCACAGGTAAGTGGTTGGATAGACCAGTAGAAGTGGGAGAGATTTTTGAATGTGGTTTCAGAATCACTCATGTTGACGATGTAGCACTACCTGTTTACTCTGGTGCTTTTGCAACCCAGGCCACTCCTAGAGCAGAACTAAGAAACGTAGGTACTGGTGCAGACATAGGTTATCAGGAAGTTATTTCCGTTGATGTTGGTGAACTTGACTCTAGCGGTAACATGATTACTTGGGGCGGGCATGGACTCGTTATCGATGAACATAGCAACTCGCTTGATAATGGTGCATCGTGGACTGTCGATTCACTACATCTAGATCCAGAAGTTGCCATCACTGGTACAGTAAGAATAGAAATATTCATTAGCCCAGACAATAGTCTAGACAATGGAACCACCCTTACAGGAACTACCTCTATACCATTAGATGTTAGCTATACTCTAGAGGGTGCCCCACTGGTTGATGACTCACTTGAGTCTCAGTTGGTTCTTTTGAATGCGGATGATGGTTTTGTTAATGACCCAGACCCTACTCTAACACACTATTCACTGGATTCGACTAAACCTAAAAACTTCCATTATGGCGCGACCGTTTCAGACCAAGTGTTGACAGTTGATGCAAACAGTTCTGTCGACTTCCATATGATGTGGGGGTCTGAACAAAACAGCACTATCGACGTAACTTTCGGAGCCGCATGGACGAATTCAGGAACTACTGTAACACTTAACCGTGGAGATTTCGCGTCGTTCACCGTTGCAAATGCTCCACAGGGCACTGACGCTACTGTTACAGCAACCACTACTCTACTTGGTTCAACGTTCACCAGAGAAGTCAAGATGATCGTTGGTGAAGGTGCTACATCTACGCCTGGCGCCGGCGGCAGTGGTAGCAGTAATGGCGATGGTGGCGATGGTGAAGGCGATCCGCAGCAGAACTAATTATGAATAATCATATAAAAGTAGAAGGACATAATAATCTAGTGCGAGATAGACGAACTGGAGTGTTACTAAATACCAACAAGGCTGAGATAGATAAAGCACGGAAGATAAGCAAATCAAATCAAGAAAAGCAAAATCATATTGAATATTTATCCAAAGAAGTTAAAGGATTAAAGGAAGATATGACACAAATAAAAGAATTGCTTTTTCGTTTAGTAGAGGATAAAAATGAGTAACATACAAGTAGTCAATCTTGCAGACAACATCAACGCCGCGATTTTAAAGATCAATCAAAACTTCGCTGAGATAGATACGTCTAAGATGACAGAGGCCGAAGTCAATGCATTGATTCAGGCTGCGATCGATAGTCTAGACGTGAGTCTTGATGCCGCTGCAGTCCGTGCAATCATCGAAGGTTCCGACTTGGATATGTCCGGCAATAAAGTTTTGTTTGGCAACATGTACCAGTCAGTGTCAGACCTACCAAATGCATCCACCTATCACGGTATGTTTGCTCATGTTCATGAAACAGGTGGAGCATACTTTGCGCATAGTAATTCATGGATAGAACTTGCAAACAAAAGCGACATAGGGACAGGTTCTTCGGATGTTGAATCCCTAGACGACTTAGAAGATGTCAATACCACAGGTAAAACTCTCGGACAGGTATTAAAGTGGAACGGATCTATTTGGATCGCTGATGATGAGTCTGGTGGCGGTTCAGGGACAGGTGGTACATCTGTCTACACAGTCACAGTATACGCTCGTTCTCCAAAAGAGACTACCCCTACAAAACCAAACAATGGGTCATATACATTTTCGACCGGAACCTTTGCAGAACCTACGGGTCCAAACTGGTACAGAAGTATTCCTTCAACTCCAGCAAACGAAGATGTCTGGGCGTCTACTACAACCTTTATTACGCTTGACCCAGACACAACCGTAAACGCAGGCACATGGTCAGATCCATCACTTGTAGGATCACAGTCAACTCCAGTAGATAACAGTGCGGGAGCTAAGTATGCACAGATATTTGCATATAAGAGAGTTGCAAGCGATACGACACTTGGCGCAGCTGATGCTCCAGTGGGCGGTACATTTGATTTCTCTACAGGAATTTACTTATCACCAGATGAAGAACAGGTAACTGCATCGGTAGATGCTGGATGGGAAAGCACACCCCCACCTCGTGCCGAAGAAACTCCTCAACTGTATGTTGTAACAGGTATTGCAAGTGATGTAGATCTTGCAGAAGGTGATACAGTTGATACTTCGATCACATGGGGAGATCCACGACCAACGTCTTCAGGTACAGATGGTCAAGATGGTAGGTCCACGTTCCTTGCAGTTGCATATCGTCGTGTAGCAGATACGGCAGACGCCAACAACGATTTAGTTGTACCAGATGAGCCACGTGGTGGTGGTATCGATTTCGGTGCAGCCACTCCAGCAGGAGTTCATCTAGGATTCCCTATTACAGATTCTTCGGGTAACCAATGGTACTCAACACCACCATCTGGTACAGATACTCTATGGCAGTCATATCACTTATTCACACAGTTTGGTGATACCGGCGAAGACTGGGCTACAGACGACAGAACATCTACAGGTACGCCACTTGATTGGTCAGAACCTACGATTCAGTCGATCATTCCAGTATCAACATACTTCAAGTCTTTGTATGCACGATCACATCTAGACCTGACACAGTCCGCATACATTCTACCGAATCCAGCAAACAATGCGAACAATGGTGCGGTGTATGACTTTACATTAAATCGATTCTCAAGTCTACCTTCACATGAAGGTATCAATTGGACAGAAGAGATGCCGCCGTTGTTCGATAGTAACGACGAAAGCAATGGTCCACTATGGGAGATCAGTACAGTCGCTACTCTTCGTGGTGCGATCGGTGCAGATAATACTCTAACATTTACTACACCAAAACTAATTCTTAATGTTGCGATTGATGGTATCGATGGATATCAAGTCACACAGGTTAATGCATACCGTCGTGCGGGTAGTTGGACTACATCCACTGCCGTGTCTGGCGGATCATTTAACTTTGAAACTAAAACATTTACACCGCCTGCAAATTGGTCTAAAACAGTACCAACAGGTGATAGTCAATTATACGTCATTACAGGTGTTGCGTCAACTCGACCAGACAACTATCCAACAGCAACTACTCCTCTGGTAGAAGATACTCAAATAGAATGGGATCTCCCAGAAGCAACTCAGGCGGGTGGTAATGGTGCACCTGGCCGATCTACTGCGCACGTTGTTGCGGTGACCAGAACACCAAGTGCTAGTGCTCCAAATACTCCTACAGGCGGTAGTGTTAACTTCACGGGTGGTATTGCTAAAGTAATGCCTACTGCAACTGATCATACATGGTACGACGATGTGGGTCTTATGGACGCCGCAGGGTACAATGTCGGTGGTACAATATGGGCATCCGAAGCAACTTTCTCTATCAGTGGTGATGAGGGTACAGACAACACTGCAACTTGGTCTGCTCCTTACCTAGACCACAATAACGGTGCGGATGGATTCTCGACATATCAGGTACAGATCTTTAAGAGAGATTCTTCTACTGCGACAGTATCAAGCATTACAGGGACTCTACCTACAAACAATGACCCAAGTGTTTACTATGATTTTGATAACGATGGAATGTCTGGACTACCTTCTGATTGGTCAGAGACTCCACAAGAAGATCGTACACTAGGTAATGCACTATGGATGAGTCGTGCGGTAGCTACAGTTCAGGGTGACTTACAAGGAATCGATGATGATTTAACATGGACAAGTCCAGTTATCTACTCTGTCGATGGTGATTCAGGAACTCCGGACTTAGAAAATCTACCTAGAGAATCTCGCGGATACGTTTACTACTATACTGTTATAGAGGCAGAACAGGATACTTTAGCAGCATCACTACAGCCTTCTTACAATGCAACACTAGGATTTACTTGGGATGATACAGATGGCGGTTCAATCACTGGATTGAATGGTAACTGGGGTATGAACCCAACAGTAGACACTAACTTATCTGGAACGTTATGGGCTGCTCGATACTTTGCAGAAAGAAGTGCCGAGGGTGTCACGACGGTTGCAGTAAGTGCTGCATTCCGTAGTTACAACTTTAATGGTTTGGTTACTTTCCAAAACATGAACCAAGAGTTAGGTAATCCGCAATCATCTTTAATCACAACTATTGATGGTGGTCATATTACCACGGGTAGAATCGATGCAAGTTTAGTTGCTATTACAACTGATCCAGATAGTTATGAAGAGGGAGACACTGGTCTAAATATAACATCTAGTGTAGCTGGACAAGGTAGTATGTCAATTACTAACGATCTTATCACGATTAGTGACGCTAATAATGTAAGAGTCAAACTTGGTAAACTATCATGAGTTATGGACTATATATTTCAGACGGTGTTAATGGGTCTGTTATCACCAATTCAAATAATATTTTTAATGAAGAATATGAATTTGAATTTACTAGTCAAGCAATTTCAGGGGGTTCTTCAATAGATATTCAAACGAGTGGTGCTGGAAATCCAGCACTCATAGGTATTTTCATTGAAGAAAACACAGGGTTAGATGCAGACATTGAAGTAGAAAGAGATTCTGTCAATGACATACTAAGAATTAAAAATACAGGAACTTCTTCGCAATCTGTTTCTGCAAAACTATTCAGGTTTCAATAATGAGTGATTATGGCTTAACAGTATATAATGATAATAACGGGTTAATGTTTGACTCTTCTCGTAAAATGAATAGTTATGTTGTTACTGAAATTGGAACAGGATTGGGACCTAGTATTACGATAGGTTCAGATGATTTTGTTTTTGTAAAGGTACCATATGGTCAAGCAAGCAGTTTTGCAACCACTGTAGTGTTTATGGGCGCACCCTTAACTATACCACCAACTGCGCCGGCATTTTATGGACAAGATTTTACTCTGACTAACAACAATGGTATTAGTAACACCACATGGACATCCCCTACTCCAGTAATCCTAGATTACTTTGTAGTACGACATTCTAGTCAAATATCATCTACGGATGATTATGGTCTAGTTGTGTACAACGAAGATCAAACTGTACAATTTGATAGTAGATCCATAACATTAGGACAGCATTTTAAGATCAACAGTTTTTATGAAACGAGAACTGTGGATGCTTGGTCACCACAAAATGGTGGTGAAGAACTAGGATCTTCAGGTGACTACGTTGAACTTTCAAAATGGACAAATGGAGTAGTTGGTGGACTTATTACTAGTTCTACGGTTATAGGCCTATGGATTGGTCCACGTCATGCTATAAATTATTTCAGTACTGCGATCGACCTCGGCAACTCTGGCGATGACGATGATTCACCGCTGGGGCCACCCGGCGGCAACGGACTCCCAACCAGCGGTGGTAACTTTGCCACAAGTACTGAAAGTTATAATAATTCCATTAATGCAATGATCGTTACTGGCGTATTAATTTAAAAAAGAGAAAGAAAATGATTTATTACATCGCATACATTAGAAATAATGAAATACAAACATTAAAGTTAGCCAGTGGCTCTAACGAACCTGAAGGTTTAAGAGAAGATGGCACAACAATTGTACACATCGATTTTGTTGTTCAAGACAAAACAGATTTTATACAAACTCATTATTGGGATGGTGACTGGAAACAAAGAGAACCTTCTCCAAATATACATTCTTCTTGGGTAGATGGAGAATGGGTTTGGGATCAAGAAGATCTAATGAATGAAGTCAGATTTATGAGAAATCGCATTATAGCGAGCACTGACTGGACTCAGCTCTCAGACTCTCCACTATCTACTGATATGAAGAATGCGTGGGCGGGGTATCGTCAAGAATTAAGAGACTTAGACTTTATTGATCCGGATATGTCAAATATTAATCAGGTTAACTGGCCAGAACCCCCACAATAATTATTTACTTAATCTCTGAAATTAGAATATTATAAGTAAAGTAAATATTTTTTTAAAAATGTGCTTAGACTTCGTTTATGCACATTTTTTTTGTTATAAATAAAGGGGTCATTAACCAATAAACTTTAACTTTAGCTAAAGAGAGACGATATCGTGTCAGCATCTAGTATACCACTAAAAATTAAAAATACCGATGGTGACCTACAGGAATTCACTCCAGCGCAAGAGATGTATCTTGCGGTAAAGGTGGGTGAAGCATTAGCGGAGGCCTCCGCTGGTGATGTCGGTGACATCAGTCTAACCAATGGTACAAACATCGGTTCTTTTGTAGATACGTACTACAATGAACCAGCGGGTACACACCCAATGTCTGCTATCACTGGCACAAGTGTAACTACAACCTTGAAACAGGTTGCTGGTTCCGCGAGTGAATCTGGTTCTGATTTTGCCCGTCCTGTCGGTTATTATGCAGATAATTCTAATCCTGGCTTCTACGAAATGGTAGACTCAGATTTAGATAATCTCACAAATCGTGCACTAAAAAATGTGGAGACCCTAGGTCTTCAGGGTGCATATGAACTTTCAACGTCCTCGCCAGGCAGTGATTGGACCAAACACATCGATGGTGTGTTCTCCGATACTCATGGTGACGGTACAACAACTCAATACCACATCTGGAAGAAAGTTACTTTGGCAACACCACCAGCCGGTGTTACCACTACACGTCCAGTTGCAACCGACTATGATGGTACTTCATCATTCAGCGGTTTTAAAGAAATGTCAGACGCAGAAATCAAGTATACACTTGGTCAACGCGCTAAGTCACTCCGAGCAACAGCAGGTGCGATTGGTTCATACCAGTTGCGTTCATCTGCACAAGGTGCTCCAACTCTAGCAGGTACATGGGTACCACGAGGTTCTGCCTCTAACACCCGTCGTACTATTGTCGACGTTGCATACTCTCGTACACGTAACTCAGCTTACACACGTACAAGAATCTCTGCATATACTCGTAACCGTATTTCAACATATACTCGTAATAGTGTAGATACTTTCTCACGTACGTTTGTTGGAGAATATACGGGAGCGTATTCACGTGACTTCGTAGGAAACTATGCTCGTGACTATGTAGGCAACTACGCAAGAACTCGCGTTTCATCATATACACGTAACAGACTAACTGCATTTACTGGTTATTTTGCCGGTACTTACAACCGTTCACGTGTTTCTACATATGTCCGAAACCGAATCACACCATTTACTGGTACATTCTCACGCAATAGAGTTTCTTCTTATACTCGTGGTCGTGTATCAACTTACACAGGTACTTACTCACGTACACGCAGTTCTGCTTACACAGCAGACTACACTCGTACTCGTGTGTCAGCATACACCGGAACTTACTCAGGAACTTATTCCCGTAACCGTGTATCTGCATATGCCGGTACCTACACACGCAACCGTGTATCAACTTATGCACGTACTAGTACTCGAACTCGTACATCTGCTTACTCAGCAGACTACACCCGTACTCGTATAACTAATTACACACGTGACCGTGTAACAAACTTCGCAGGCGTTTTCTCTCGTGCACGTGTTTCATCATACACACGCAATCGAGTTACTAACTTCGCTGGTAACTTCGTAGGTAACTATGCTCGTGGATTCGTGGGTAACTACTCACGTGGCTTCGCAGGCAACTACTCTCGTGGTTATGCTGGTGATTATGTTGGTAACTACGCTCGTGTTTCTACTCGTACATCCACTCGTACACGTTATTCAGCATATGCCCGTACGTCAACTCGTACTCGCTATTCTGCATATACTCGTGATCGCGTCACTAACTTTGCCGGAAACTTCGTAGGTAACTATGCAACTACCTTTACTGGTGATTTCGTAGGTAACTATTCAAGAACATTCGTAGGAAACTATGGTGGTAACTTCGTAGGTAACTATGCAACCACATTTACTGGCGACTTTGTTGGTAACTATGCTCGTGGATATGCTGGTAACTATGCCGGAGATTACGTAGGTAACTATTCACGTGATCGTGTAACTAACTTTGCTGGTAACTTTATCGGTAACTACGCAACAACGTTCACAGGTGATTTTGTTGGTAACTATGCTCGTGGATATGCTGGTAACTATGCTGGCGATTATGTGGGAGATTACGCAAGAACAAGTACTCGTACTCGCTATCAAACATACGACTACACTCGTAATTCAACCCGCACATCAACACGTACACTAGCCTATACCCGTACATTGTACTATGCCGGCGACTTCGTTGGAAATTATTCTCGTAACCGTGCATTCTCATACGCTGGAGATTACTCTCGCAACCGTGCATTCTCATATGTCGGTAACTACGGACGCACACGTACTGGTAACTATACTGGTAACTATGGCCGTACTCGTGCTACTAACTACGCAGGTAACTTCGTAGGAAACTACGGACGTACTCGTGCCGCATCTTATGTTGGTAACTACGGACGTACATCCACTCGTACACGTAATGCGACATATACTGGTAACTATGGTCGTACTCGTGCCGCATCTTATGTCGGTAACTACGGACGTACATCCGCTCGTACACGTAATGCGACATATACTGGTAACTACGGACGTACTCGTGCAGCATCATATGTTGGTGATTACTCGCGTAACCGCGCAACCAACTTTACTGGTAACTTTGCTGGTGATTACTCTAGAGGACGTGCTGCAACGCTTGACTACACTAGAGATTCTATAAACGGCGGATCATTCACAGGAAACTATAGTCGAAACCGTGCATCAAGTGTAAGCTATACTCGATATAACTATTCTACTCGTGTTTCTACCAGAGAAAGTACTGGATCTGGTTCTAGCTGGAGTGGCTTCCAAATTCAGACGAGCTTTGCACAACCAACTTATTACTGGGAAGTGCAATACGAAGGTGGTATATACATCTATAATATACACTGGGATGGGTTTGCTGGAAGTACTGCATTGAGCAACGGATCTACAACGACAATAACTGTCGGTGGGGTAACATACGGTAGAGGTAGCTACCATAGCTCTGGTTTCGGTGCTCCTAGGTATTATATTAGAAGATTATCACCTAATACTTTCACCGGCAACTATTCTGGTAACTACACTGGCGCTCTGTACTACAGCAGAAATTTAACATATACTGGTAACTACACACGTAATAGCACAGTAACGGTCTACTATACTGGTAACTACACGCGTGGCGTAACATATACTGGTAACTATGGTCGTACTCGTGCTACTAACTATACCGGAGACTTCACTGGTAACTATAGTCGTACACGTGCAGCATCATATGTTGGTGATTACTCTAGAAACCGTGCAGCATCATATGCTGGTAACTATGCTGGTGATTACTCTCGTACTCGTGCAGCATCATATGCCGGAGATTACTCTAGAAACCGTGCAGCATCATATGCTGGTAACTTTGCCGGAGATTACTCTCGTACTCGTGCGGCATCATATGCTGGTAACTATTCACGTGACCGTGTAACTAACTTTACTGGTAACTTTGCTGGAGATTACGCTCGTAACCGTGCGTTCTCATATGCTGGAGATTACTCTCGTACACGTACTGGTGCTTATACTGGTAACTATGGCCGTACTCGTACTGGTAACTATACTGGTAACTATGCTCGTACATCAACACGAACAAGAACTGAAACTGGTTACTATACGAGAGCTGGATACTATGCTGGTGACTACACTGGTAACTATACTCGTACTCTAGGATACGCTGGCGACTATGTCGGTAACTATGCTCGTACAAGTACTCGTACATCTACACGTACTCGTTACTCTGCATATGCCCGTACACGCATCACTAACTATGTTGGTGATTTCACGCGTGATCGTGTAACTAACTTTGCTGGTAACTTCGTAGGTAACTACGCAAGAACTTCTACTCGAACTTCTACACGTACTCGTTACTCTGCTTATGCACGTACTCGTATCACTAACTACATTGGTGACTTCACACGTACCTCGACTCGTACCTCGACTCGTAACCGTGGTTCTGCTTATGCAAGAACTCGTATCACTAACTACGTTGGAGATTTCACAAGAGATCGCGTAACTAACTTTGCTGGTAACTTCGTAGGAAACTATGCTCGTGGATACGCAGGCGATTACGTAGGTAACTATGCTCGTGGATACGCAGGCGATTTCGCTGGTAACTACACTGGTGAGTATACTCGTACATCTACACGTACTCGTTACTCTGCATACGTACGTAACCGAATTTCGGTATACACTCGTAACCGTAGTTCAGCATATGCTCGTGATCGTGTAACCAACTTTGCTGGTGACTTCACTGGTAACTACACAAGAACGTTCTCTGGTCAATACTCACGTAACTACGCTGGTAACTTCATCGGTGATTATGTTGGTGACTTCGGTGGAAACTATGTTGGTAATTATACTCGCGACTTCGGTGGAAACTACGTAGGAAACTACGCACGTGGCTTCGCTGGTGATTACGTAGGTAACTATGCAAGAACCTTTGTTGGTGAATACACTGGTGCTTACTCTGGAACTTACTCACGACAATTTGGTGGAAACTACGTAGGTAACTACGCAAGAAACTATGTTGGTGAATACACAGGAACCTATGCAAGAACGTTTACTGGTAACTACTCTCGTGGGTTCTCTGGTCAATATACTCGTGACTTTGCTGGTGACTTTACTGGAAACTATGCAAGAACGTTTGCTGGTGAGTACACAGGAGCATATGCTCGTGACTTCGTCGGTGACTTTGTAGGCAACTACTCACGTGATTTCGTAGGTAACTACTCACGTGTCCGTGTATCTGCTTACTCAAGAATCCGTAGTTCTGCATACTCCGGTACTTACTCACGTGATCGTGTATCTACATACGTAGGTGACTTCACTGGTAACTACTCACGCGGATTTACTGGTAACTACTCACGCAACTTCGGTGGCAACTACTCACGCTCCTTCCTAGGTAACTATGTTGGTGCAACGATTAGTGACACTCTAGTACATACACCAGAAGTGTATACACTATACTGTAGGGTTGCATAATCGCTCTAAGTATGGTATAATATGAGAACAAGGCGGGTCATTCATTTGACCCGCTTTATCTCAACACTATATACATTATAACTTTGAATGAATTGAACTCTCTGGAGATATTTAATGAGTCGTAAGCAATGGATGAATAATGCGTTCTGGGAAACAGACGAAAAGAAAGAACTAAACTGTATTTTAGAACTTGAAGATGATGTGGGTAGAGTAACCGCCCAACAAATGTTTTTACATCGGCATGATAAGAACGGTGTTGAAAACGAACTGTTTAATGAAGTAGTCGAGGCCTTAGGTGCTGATGCGATTGATAAGGAAACAACCGATCGCGTTATTCGCAAGAAGGCACAAGCAGAAGAAGAGAAGATGCGTGATGAAGAACATGATAAAGCACGTAAACTTGAAAAACTCTTCAATTATAAGATGGAAGCTTTTGAAGTAGATGATATTAAAAGTTCCAAAAACCGTAAGTTGAAGGCAAAATTGCGTCGTGCAAAATCTAAGATTGAAGTCGACATGTACTCAATCATGATTCTACAAGACCAACTAGAGGCCGAGACTAATGGAAAAGACTAAAGGATTTATAATTGTTTCGTCCAAGAAACGAAACTTTTATTTGTACGGACTAAATCTTGCAGAGTCTCTCAGGGACTATTATGAACCTGAAGAAGAATGTAAGATCTGTATCGTTACAGAAGAACGATTTATTGATGACCGTGGTAGAGAAGTAGCAGATGATATTATATTCTGTGATGACCACTACCGCGCTAAACTATGGGGGATGGCAAAATCCCCGTATGACTTGACAATGTACATTGATGCTGACATGGAATGTGAGCATGAAGACATTATCAAGGTTTGGGATGAAATGAAAGACCATGATGTGGTCTTCTCTGCATTGACAGATGATCGTGACTATATTTACGCAGAAAGAGACTTTGATACTCCAGAAGGTAGTGCGAAGTTTACATTATGCGGTGGTGTATGTTTATATGATATGACCAAACCAATTGTTCGTGAATTCATGAATGACTGGTGGGATTTGACGTTCAGGCAAATGAACGATACTTGGTGGCCAGAAGGGTATATTGACAGTCTCAAGTCTTGGGACCAATTTTCTCTTTGGTGGTTAGTCGAGAAAGAAGAAAAATATAAGGACCTCAAGGTTGGTATCTTTGATGACGACTTGAGGTGGAATTATTACAACGCTCTTAATTGGGCGATAACAAAACCTGAAACGGGACCAGTGATACTACGTCACTTCTCGGCAGGTTTAAATAAGGATACTCCAATCGTATGACACAGGTAAACGACTCATATCTAAAGCACATACAGGTAAACAACCCTGAGTTGCTAGAGATTCTAAACGAATACGCCAAGTTGCATACCACGAAAGGTTTCGAAGAGAACTGTCACCTATCCTCTGCACAACACATTCGACAGCGTCCATACTTTGTTGGACCAGTTCATATGGATGAGATCGTTGCACAGGGTCAAGGACACGAAGGTTTCCCAGACGAACTTGTTGGTTACAACTTTAAACTTTCAGATAAAGCACACATGATGTTTGAAAAGGATGCAGATCCACTTTTCAAACGTGACATGACTCATCACCTACGTGACTTAAACGATAAGATGATGAACTTTTTGTCAGTCAAGCATAACGCACTTGCAGCAGTGTATCCGCCAGGCGGCTTCATCTCTTGGCACAACAATGCAAATGCTCCAGGCTATAACTTAATCTTCTCTTACTCAGAAGATGGTTCAGGTTACTTTGAGTATATCCACCCAGAGACTAAAGAAGTAATTCGTTGTCAAGACAAGCCAGGTGAATGGACTTGTAAGGCTGCATACTTCGGTCACTACGGTGAGTCAGACAAAGTAATGTATCATGCTGCATCTACAGAAGATTGGCGTTGCACAGTCTCTTATGTTTTTGATTACTCAGAAGCATCCGAAGGTTTCCGTGCAATGGTTCTTGCAGATATTGAATCTGAAGACTAAAAATATTTTCTTCTAACCTTGAACTGTTATAAATAGAGGAAGACGTTTTATAAACAGTTCAGGGTTTTAAGGATTATGGCTACTTACGAAGATTTTACAATTGACCAAGGTGCGGATCTAGCTCTACAAATAGAGTTGGTGAACCCCGATGGTTCACAGAAAGACCTTACTGGTTATTCAGTAGCAGCCAAAATGAAAAAAACTTACAGAAGTGCTGAGTCGATCGACTTTACTGCTGTAATACCTACTCCCCCTTTAGAGGGCGTCGTTACAATATCCTTAACTAACTTGCAAACTGATACTTTATCCACTCGTGGTAGATATGTCTATGATGTTGAAATAAGCTTCAATGATGAAGAAGGTAACACTATCATAGAAAGAATACTGGAAGGTAAGATCAAAGTCAACCCTTCGGTAACAAGGTAATACCATGCCTATACGAAGAGTCAGTGGTGTAACCGGAGTAACATCAATCAATGGGTTTGGTTCTGGAACCAAGGTCAAACGAGTTACTGTCGGTCGTCCTATTAGTAATGTTGTTCAGAATATCGGTGCAAATATAAAGACATTTGATGGTCTTGGTGATATTCCTAGTATTGAAGAACTAAAACTAGGCGAGATTGGTATAAATACTCAGGACGGCAAACTCTATATTAAACGAGAGTATGATGGTGGCGTTCAAACAATTGTAGAGATTGGCGCTGTAGGAGATGAGAGTCTCTCTGCGACAACTACATTTAACGCATACATCTATACCTCTGACGGAACACTAGAAGTTATAACAGGATCAGACGACGCTGGTAACGTATTACAATACGATCCAGATCCGAACAGTCCATCAAGAATTCAAGTATATCTCAACGGTGTCTTACTCCATCAAGGAATAGACTACGTTGCAGATGACGGGAGTACTATCTCCCTAACTCACGTTGTAGACGCAGAACAAGTTGTTCAAGTAGCAGCCTACAATTCCACAGGCGTTTCTTTTGGAAACGACCTCATAATAGATGACCACTTTGCCTTCATTGTAGGCACTAACGAAGAAACTCGTTTTTATCATAATGGTACTGACACAATCATTAAACATTTAGGTTTCAATGATAGTCAGTTTAAAATGCAGTATCAAAATGATGATCGACTTGTTATGGATGACACGGGAGTTCAACTCTTTGGTCCCTATACCCTAAATGGTAACAATGTCGCCACTCAAGTTGAAATAGATGCATTACATACTAGAATTAACGGATTAGATAGTGACATACAAGAAATTAACCAGCTGTTGCAAGATTTATTACAGTTCAGGCAATAATAAAAAAACCCTATAGTGAAGAACATTTCACGTATAAATAACAGGGTATATTAACCATTCTATAGTATCTCATCAATATGATCAATAATAAGTCCTTTAACAGGGTACTTGCAGAGAGTTTATTTAATCTTGCAAAACAAAAGCAAGATCAAGTCTCTGCATCTCCTGGCCAAGAAACTGCACTATTCGATTATATCGAAGGTACCTCTTCATCAACCAATGACCGCACAGTGATTCCTGAAGCACAATCGATCACTGCTCAGGGCAACACTGCGCTATTTCAATTGAACGGTACGCCAACTCGTGATGATTTGATTGATGTATGGGTGAACGACGTTCTTCAGCATCCTGAAGAAATCTATGAAACCATCAATGATACTATACAGTTTTTTGAGATCCCCCCGCAAGGGACGGACATATACATCAAATTTCGTTAGTATATTATTAAACGTTTAATTATATTCCAATACCAATAACTTAACCTAGGAGATAACCTAATGGCATTTAGGCAGATTAAATCCCCTGCACTAGCGGACAAGGCGGTACTTAATACCAAACTTGACGAAAGTGCGGTACAGGGACAATCAACCCTTACAGGTATGGTCAATCCAGCGGATTGTTTCACCCTTCTCTATGATGTCGGTTCAGACTCATTAAAGAAGATTGGAGCAGACGCATTCTTCGCATCGTTCAGTACGGACGACTTGCAAGAAGGGGCTAACCAATATTTCACACCTGAAAGAGCAAAGACTGCTGTTGCATCTGATATCGCAAGTGCGGTAGCAGTAGAGACTAATCGAGCAACAGTCGCAGAAACACTACTACAGACTAACATTGACGCTGAAGCATCTACTCGTTCGTCAGCGGATGTTGTACTACAATCTAACATTGACGCAGAAGTAACACGTGCAACTGCTCGTGAAAACGCAATTGAAATTGCATATCAGTCAGCTGATACTGCATTGTCTGGTCGTATTGATCTACTACTAAACAATACTGACTCAGACGCGATAGATTCATTTGCAGAAATTATCGCAGCGTTTGAAGATGCAGATGACGCATTATCTGCTTCAATTATTGCAAACTCTTCCGCAATTACTGCTGAAGTTACTCGTGCAACTAATAAAGAAACAGAAATCAATGACCGTGTTAGTGTCGAGATCACTCGTGCACAATCTGCTGAATCAGCACTTGCTGTTCAGATTGGTCAAGAGACAACTCGCGCTACTGGTGCTGAGGCTGCACTTTCTGCACGTATCTCTACTGAAGAAGGTCTATCGACTTCTCTACAGTCACAGATTACTGCTGAAGTCACTCGCGCAACTAACGCAGAAAATGCTAACACAGCTGCAATTTCTTCTGAAGTTACTCGTGCTACTGGTGCAGAAGCTGCAAACGCGCAGAACATCACAGATGAAATTCTTGCACGTGCTGTTGCAGATACACAAGTTCGCGCTGATCTAGGTGCTGACATTGTTACTGCTGAAGCAGCTGCTAAGGCACACGCTGAAGCACAAGACGCACTAATGATTGGTGATGTATCTGTAGACGGTACTGTATCTAATACTGTTACTGACCGCATCGCAACTGCAAAAGCAGAAGCAATCACCGAAGCAACCAATTCTACAGCAATCGAAAACGCTGCACGAATCGCTGAAGACTCAGACATCAACGCACGTATCGATCAAGAACTTATTGACCGTGCTGCGGGTGATACTACTCTACAGGGTAACATCGATACAGAAGAAGCTGCTCGTATTGCTGGTGACGCAAACCTACAATCACAAGTTGACTTCATTACAAACAACACTGATCCAGCTGCTCTAGACTCACTAACAGAAATCGTTAGCGCATTCCAGTCATCTGATTCAGACATGTCTGCACTTATTTCGTCTAACACTACTGCAATCGCAACTGAGAAGTTACGTGCAGAAACAGCGGAAGGTGTTCTACAAACTAACATCAATACTGAAGCATCAACTCGTTCAACTGCTGACACTGGTCTACAGTCTCAGATTGATCAAATCAACATTGACATTCAAGTTGAAAAAGACGACGTTCTTGCTGAAGCAAAAGCATACACTGACTCAGAAGCTGACTCGCACCAGGCCGTTGCAATTGCACACGCTGATGCACAAGACGCCGCACTTATCGGTGACGCATCTGTAGATGGTACTGCTGGAAACACCGTTACTTCTCGAATTGCAACTGCTAAGTCGCAATCATATGCTTACACAGATGCAGAAGTTGCAACTGAAAAAGCACGTGCTGAAGCAGCTGAAGAAGCAGTCGCTCTACGTACTACTGTACTAGAAGGCGAGATGGACTCAGTTCAGGTTCTTTCTTCACAGAATGAAACCGACCTACGTGCAGAAGAAGTTGCTCGTGCATCAGGCGATACTAACCTACAAGGTCAGATCGATGCATTGGATTCAAACACTACAATAGAAGTTGATGACCTACAAGCACAGATTACTGCTGAAATTGCCCGTGCATCTGGTGTTGAATCAACTAACGCAGCTGCAGTCGTTACTGAAAAGCAACGCGCAGAAGCGGTAGAACAGGGTCTACGTGCAGACGTAAACACTAACATCGCTAACATCTCTTCTAACCTAGGTGATATCAACGTAGAACGTACTCGTGCACTAGCTGCAGAAGGCGCTCTAAGTACTCGTTTAGATCTTGTTGAAGATGACTTCAACGCAGTAGACTCAGACCTACAAGCACAGATTCTTGCTGAAACTGCAAGAGCCGGTGGTGTTGAAGCAGGTCTACAGACTTCTGTGGATTCTCTACAAACTCAAGTAACTGGTAACGACTCAGACATTCTTGCTCTACAGAACTTGCAAGGTACAGATGTTGCTGACCTACAATCACAGTTGGACGCAGAAATTGTTCGCGCCTCTGCTGCTGAAGTAGTAAACGCAAATGCTGTTGTTGCAGAGACTACACGTGCAACTGGTGTCGAAGCTGGTCTACGTACAGACGTTGATTCTAACCAATCACAAATCACTGCAAATGATTCAGACATTCTTGCTTTACAAGTATTGCAAGCTGCTGATCACTCAGACAACCAAGCACAAATCACTGCTGAAGTAAACCGTGCAACTGCCGCAGAAGGTGTTAATGCCGCTGCTGTTGTTACTGAAAAGAACCGTGCGGAAGGTATTGAAGCAGGTCTACGTACAGACGTAGATAGTGTTCAGGTACAGGTTACTGCAAACGATTCTGATATCCTTGCACTGCAAAATCTACAAGGAACAGATGTTGCTGATCTACAATCACAGTTGGATGCGGAAGTAGTACGTGCAACAGCTGCTGAAGGCGTACTGACTACTGACCTAACAACTCTAGAAACTCGTGTTGACTTCATCGTATCTAACGAAGACGGTGCTGCTCTAGACTCATTGACAGAAATCGTTGCTGCATTCCAAGGTGCAGATTCAGACCTAGACGGTCTTATCTCTGCTAACTCTGGTCGACTAACTACTGCTGAAAATGATATTGATGCTGTAGAAGTTCGTGCAACTGATCTAGAAGCACGTGCAACTGCTGTTGAAGGACGTGCAACGTCACTAGAAGCAGGACAGGTTGTTCAGAACGGTCGACTATCAGTCAACGAAGCAGACATTGATTCACTACAAGCGAAGCAGGGTACAGGCGGTTTCCATACTACTGCTCAAACTGTCGTTGGTGCTGTTAACGAAATCCACGGTGAGTTGGATGTCGAAGCAGGAAATGTTGATCTATTACAATCAGAAATGGATGTCGCT